GAATATATAAGTTTTGAAACATATTCAAGTTTTATTGTTATTCCTGTTGATAAGATTAAAAGCATGAGAGGAACGAATGAACAGCTTGAAATTGTAACAGACAGAGAACATATTTTTATTCTTGACCATAAAGCGAATGAGCTTAAATCAGGGATTGAAATCGCAAAAGAGTTTTATAAAAATCGTTGCATTAAGGAAACAATCAAATGTGTTAATTACTTTGTTACGAATCCTAAGATTAGAATTGTGAAGGAGTATTAAAAATGTATATTGATAAAAAATCAGAAATAGAGGCTTTTGAATATTTTAAAAATGAATATTCTTTGCAATCAGGTCAAATTTTTGACATGACAACAGGAATGGATTTTTATTCGTTTGCGCGTTTTTATGAATCTTGTAAGGGAAGTAAAGAAAACATAAACACTAAAGTAAAACAGATGATAAATCTATGGGATAAAGGAAGGCGTTTATTCACATTTAAAAATCATGAATTTATTGTTGATGAAGAAGTAATAGAAAAAGAACGTAAAAAATTAGAATATCTAAAAAAAGTACGTTCAAGCGGATTTGGCAAACCTTGTTATTGTTTAGAGAATAAAAAGCAATATGAATCTAGGGCAGAAGCGGGTAGAGATTTAGGGATTATGGCTTATGAAATTGCCAAAGGTATAGATGAAGAAAAAGCCATTTGGTCAAGAGAGTTAAAACAATATGTAACTATTAGAGACGGGAATGGTAAAGATTTAGAAAAAGGTTATACCGAAACAGAATTAGTAGAAAACGAAAAAAAGGAAGAAGATTTAATATCCGAGATTGAAGAAATTGAAACAAAAGAAGAAATGATTTTATTTGAAAAACACGAAAGTAAAATTGTTGGTGCTATTCGCCTTAGCGATATTTCTGCTTTGTATGGACAAGGTAATAGATTAACGATACAAGTAAAAAATAAATCTCATAAAATTACTATGCAAAATTATAATGCAGAAAAAGTTGTTTTGAGTTTCGCAAAGGGTGAAGGTTGTAGCGTTTTGGTTAATGAGGTTTGGATAGAAAGTTACACTCAAGAAAGTGTCAAAAAGGAGGATTTAGATGAAAGAGTTTAAATCTAGTTTTACTATTACAATGGATTCTTCCTTGCTTCAAAAGGTAGTTGAAGAAGCAGAAAAAGAGGGCGTGAACCGTTCTCTTTTAATCAATCGAATTGTTAAAAAATACTTTGAGGAGAAAGAAAATGCCAAAAAGAAAAAAGACAAGTGAAACAGGGAAAATTATAAAAAAGATTATGATTGATAATGACTTAATAACGAAAGAAATGGCTTATGATTTAGGCTTCTCATGCAGTTATATCAGTAACATTATTTCAGGAGAAGCACCTTTATCAAAGGTAGTCTATGAAAAGTTATGCGATACTTATGATATTAACGAAGAATATAAAAATTCACTTTATAAGTGTATTAGTGTAAGAAATATACCTAAATCACTTTATAGGATTCTTAAGTCAGAGGAACAACTCGAATTTTTAGAGTGGTTCATTGACAACGTTGATATTATCAAAGATGAGGATTTAAAATGGTTCTATGAAAAATACAAAGAATCCGAGGTTCACGAATAAGAAACCTGAATTTGACGAGCCTTGTTTTGTGGTTAAATACAAAAGCCGCACAAGCGGAGAAATTGAGTGTACCGCTACGAGCGTGAGAAAGATGGCTGAACAGTGTGCATTTTATAATGGTAGTGTTGGTTCTATTTATAAAAGCGCAGGAAGAAGTGAACGCAATTCAAGCCTGTATTCTATCTTTAAAGATGAAGAAGAAGCACAGGCTTATTTAAAAACAGGTCGCCAATGGATCAATGCAGTCAAACATATACCTACTGGAAACGTTTGGGAAAGCGCTAAGCAAGCGCAAGACTTTTTGCATTGTTCTTATGATACGTTGAATCTATGGATTAGAAACGGAAACGATTTTGTTAAATCCAGAGAAAAACCTGTTATTAAAGACGATACTTTGAAGTATGTTAGAAAAAACGGATATGCTCTTTTTTCATATAAAGGCCATACGTTAGAAGATGATAAGAGAGAAAAAAATATATTAGATGAGTTTAAGTCAATGGAACACGAATATACTTATTCTGTTAATAAGATTGGCTTTCTCAAGAAACAAAGTGAGCTTTCTCCTAGTCATAAGGAAGGAGAGCTTATTGTTATTCTTTCCGTTACAAATAATAGTGAGCATAACTATAAAGTACGCTTTCAAAATGGTGAAATAGGCTATTTAAAAGAAGAAGAATTTGGAATTTTGGAGTAGTCTCATGCTTTTAGCATGAGTGGATTGAAATGGAGTAATGATATGACTGATTTTATTGATGAAAAGAAACTGAAACCTAGAGAAATGCTTGAAGATATGTTTGAGGAACAAAAGAAACTTGATGAGGATATTATGAAGGAGTTTGGCCTTGAACAAATTCCTTTGAATAAAATCAGGGTTGCTTTTTATACCGAACTCGGAGAAGTATATCAAGCCTGTAAAAAGTATTGGTGCTGGTGGAAAAAGACGTGTAAAGAGGTTGATAGAAAAGACTTATTAGATGAGTTGGCAGACGCTTTACATTTTGCGCTTTCTTATCAGATTCATGAAATCGAAATCTCTAACCCGAATGGAAGACGTTTTAAAGACTGGAATGAGATGAGGAAACAGTTAGTGCTTGACGCTCGTTTTCAGTTTCAGTTTAGACACAAGGTTGACAATCTTGAAGATGTAGCCTTTGAGTATTCAAGCAACTATGTTATGAGAGTTGTGGAACTTACAGAGTGTTTAGGATTTTCATTCGAACAGTTATATCTTGCTTATTTGAAAAAGAATCAAGTAAACCATAAGCGTGTTAAAAACGGATATTAAAGAAATAAACGCCTTAAGTGGCTTGAATTTAGTGAAGTTTGGTGCATAAAAACGAAAATATCGATTTTAGGAGGAAATATGAGACAAGGGCCTGTTAGTTTATATGGCGTTTATGGAGCTATGAATAGTGACATGATTGTAGATATGAGTAAAGTAACTTATATCTCTTTTGACATTAACAACGTTGTTACTTTCCACTTTATAAATGGAGATAAAGCAGAGTATAAATGTATAGACGCTGATGAGTTTTATAAGGTGCAAAATTGGTTAACAGAAGTATTAGGAGCACAAGTATATGAATAAGATTGATGATAACTATATTAAGAAACTAGCGGAAAACGTGTTTGAAGCTATTGGAAATATAATTGGAAATGCTTTACAGGAAGCGGCAATGTATGTAAATGAGCAGATGGATAAGCCAAAAAATATTTGGGATATTCGACAAGGTGATAAATATTACTCGATTGTAAATAATCGCCATATTGAAGAATATACCTACAACGGTGATGAGTATGACGATATTGCTATCAACTTTTCAAATGCTTTTTTTACGAAAGAAGAAGCACAAATTGAGTTAGAAAGGCATTATATAGAAGCTCTTGTAAAGAAGTTTGGCGGTATTCCAATGCAGAAAATGGAACACCTTAATACCCTTCATGGGTGGGTGTTGGTTATGGGAAAAACTGACACAGAGACTCTGTTTATTACTCCTAGACCTGTCTCATGTTCTGAAAGCTGTATTTCTGATATTATTCCTTTTGCTTTTGAAACGTATGATAAAGCTCATGACGCTATTGATGAGATTGGTGAAGAAAGACTTATTTCTTATGTGCTTGGAGAGCATTATGAAAACTTAGTAGTAAATGGAGGATAAAATATGACAGAAAAAGAAAGAACGAATTTACATGACCTTTACGCACTAGCGTATGGTTTAAAAGAAATGATGTTTGATACTCTGATTGATCCAGAAGAAACGGACTTGAAACATGAATTTGCTTTAGGAACATTCGGGTGTGCAAAAACAATTTTAGATTTTTTAAAAATGAAGTTTCCAGAGGAATTTGATGAAGAAGGAAAAATCGAAGCGTAAACAGTTTATTAAGAGCTTGGATAAGTTATCCGAGCTTTGTTTGCATTTTGAATATGATGAGCGCTTTTGTAAGGAGTGCCCGTTTCACAAAAAAAGAGATTATGAGTATTGCGTAGCTTTAAAACACTTGTGTAATGTGTATCAGGACTGGTGTGTTCAGGAAGAAAATAGGAAAAGGAAAAAGGAATATGACAACGATTGAAATAATTGAAGCGATTTTAATCATAGCTATTGGAATTGTCATTTTAGCTTATATACTTCCTTTAGTTTTTGCTGTTTTACTTATTCTATGGGAGCTATTCTCAAAGCTATACATGAAATATTTATTTTGGATGAGCGGTATTTATGAAAAGATTCATTGGAAAATAAAGGGGCATTAATAAAGGAATAAAAAAGATGAAACAAAAGACCAGAATTAAATTAATTTATTATTATGATGTTGTTTGGAAACAAGGCAACGCAGTTGTTTTACTTGAGAATACAAGATATTCACTTTCCGGTTTAAAAAAGAGAAACGCAAAAAGGGGAGTTAATTATGGAAAAAGAAAAAATTACAGGAGGGATAAAAATGACTGATTTAGATAGGGCGCTTCTAATATTTATAATTATATATTTAGCCATTTTTGTTTTTAAATTTGTTATTGGAGGTTTTTAAATGGTTTATTATGGCAAACAGTTACAAACAGGAAAGCAAGTAATGGGAAATAAGCTGAATGTTATCGGTGGCGAGTATTGGATATTTGATATTAAAGAATATGGTTATGAAGGATATAAAGTTGAGCCTGATTCTATAATGGAGCAAGAAGATGGTTCAGATAATTGCATTATTGAAGATTTTGAATGATAATATGGTTGCAGAGTTCTCTTTCTGCTATGCTGATTAGTGGTTTTCAGTTAGCTTAACAACCTCACAGAAAAGGTGCAGAAATGCGCCTTTTTTGTTATAGTATTTATAAGTGTGGAGGAATTATGGAAGTCATTTATATAAACATTAAAGATATAAAACCCTATGAGAAAAACCCTAGACAGATAGGACAGGACGCTATTGATAAGGTTGCTAATTCTATTAAGGAATTTGGCTTTCAACAGCCACTTGTTTTAGATGATAACAATGTTATTGTGGTCGGGCATACTCGTTATTTAGCGGCTAAAAAGTTAGGCTTCAAAGATGTTCCTTGCGTTATTGCTTATGATTTGAGTGAAGAACAAATAAAGGCTTATAGGCTCGCTGATAACAAGACGGGTGAATTGAGTGCTTGGGATTTTGATCTTTTAGAACAAGAATTAGAAGAATTAAACGAGTTAAATATGTCAGACTTTGGCTTTGAAAAATTGGTAGACCAGATTGAAGAAGAAGCTGAAGAAGATAAATACACAATGAAAATAGATGTTCCTCAATATCAGATTACAGGTGCTGAACCATCTATTGAGGAATTAGTAGATATTGAAAAATTCCAGTCTTTGATAGATGAAATAGAAAACTCAAATGTATTAGAAGAACAAAAGAAGTTTCTAAAAATGGCGGCTTGTAGGCATTTAGCTTTTAATTATAAAAATATTGCTGAGTATTATGCCCATCAAGATGTAGAAATGCAAGATTTAATGGAAAAGTCTGCTTTAGTTATTATTGATATAGATGATGCTATGAAGTATGGATATGTTGAAATGTCTACTCGTCTTAAAGAGATTATTGAGGACGATTTTGAAGGATAAGAGGTAGAAAATGAGAAATGATTTTGCGTGTTTTATTTTTAGCCATGGTAGATCAAAAAATGTTTCTACGTTACCTCTTTTGCGGAAAATTGGATATAGTGGAAAGATATATATTATTTGTGATGATGAAGATGATGAGATAGAAGAATATAAAAAGCTCGATTCAGATGGAGTTATTATTTTCAATAAATCGAGTTATATGGAATGGGTTGATAGTTGTGATAACTTTGATGAGCATAGAGCTTTGTTATATGGTAGAAATGCCGGATATGATATTGCTAAAGAGTTAGGATTGAAATATTTTGTTCAATTAGATGATGATTACAAGGAAATTAAATGGCGTATTCCAGATTATAAAAACCATAAACTTTTAAGTCTTAATATAAAGAATCTTGATAGGGTGTTTGAAGCCTATATTGATTTTTTGGAAGTGTCTGGAGCGTATGCAATAGCTTTTGCGCAAGGTGGTGATTTCATTGGAGGAATTGAAAATGAAAATGTACGCAAAGGTTTAGGCCGGAAATGTATGAATTCTTGGATTTGTAAAACTGATAGGAGAATTTATTTTTTAGCAACAATGAATGATGATGTTTGTACCTATGTTTTGAGAAGTCAGATTGGACAGTTGTTTTTTACTGAATTTTCAACGTGTATTAAACCAGCTCAAACTCAAAAAGAAAAAGGCGGTATGACTGAAATTTATTTGGATAGAGGAACATACCAAAAAAGTTTTTATACAGTCATAACGTCTCCGTCTTGTTGTACTATTGCTATGATGGGTGAATCCCATCAACGCATTCATCATTCTATTGATTGGAATTGTTGCGCTCCTAAGATTTTAAGTCCTAAATATAAAAAAGGTGCGTGATATAAATGGCAAAAAAAAATAATATTGATAAAAAAGCCTTTGAAAAGTTGTGTGGCTTACAGTGTACTTTACTTGAGATATGTTCTTTTTTTGATGTAACTGATAAAACATTAAATACTTGGTGCAGGAAAACTTATAAAATGACCTTTTCCGAAATTTTCAAATTAAAAAGAGGAAAAGGCCTAATTTCATTAAGACGAGCGCAATTTCAGCTTGCTGAAAAAAATGCTTCAATGGCTATTTTTCTTGGTAAGAACTATTTAGGCCAAACAGATACTCCACCAGTTGAGAATAATGTCAATATCATTGGTGATGGATTGATTAAAGCGTTAAAAGAAACTACTAATGAGGTATGGAAAGATGGCGAATAAAAAAGTTGTAGCCTTTAAATTCGAGCCATTTTCTATTAAGCAAAAAAAGTTATTGACGTTCTGGAATGAGGAAAGTCCAGTAAAAAATAAAGACGGGATTATAGCAGATGGAGCTGTTCGTAGCGGTAAAACTGTTGCTATGAGCCTGTCTTTTCTTTTGTTTGCTATGACAAATTATGAGAGTGAAACTTTTGCATTGTGCGGCAAGACTGTTAATTCGTGCCGGAGAAACGTCATTGATCCTTTAAAAAGAATGATTGTAGCTTGCGGATATGATTATTTAGAAAATAGGAGTGAAGGATATATTGATGTTTTTGAAGGTAAAAAGGTGAATAGATTCTATGTATTTGGTGGGCATGATGAAAGAAGTCAAGACTTGATTCAGGGTGTTACTTTAGCCGGAATTATGTTTGATGAAGTTGCTTTAATGCCGGAAAGTTTTGTTCAGCAAGGTATGGCACGTTGTAGCGTTGAAGGTTCTAAAATGTTTTTTAACTGTAACCCGTCCTATCCAGGCCACTGGTTCAAGAAGAAAATCATAGACAATATAAGTGATAAGAATATGTTATATTTACACTATACAATGGACGACAATTTGAGCCTTGGTCCAGTCATTAAGGAACGTTATAGAACGCTTTATACAGGTGTATTTTACAGGCGTTATATATTAGGTGAGTGGTGTCAAGCAGAAGGATTGATTTATCCAATGTATGAGGAATGTTTCAAGAATATTCCTGATGATGATGAAATAGAACATTACGTAGTGAGCATTGACTATGGAACTCAAAATGCTTTTGCGGCCTTATTATGGGAAAAGCATGGTAAGGTCTGGTATGCTTCGAATGGTTATTATTGGAGCGGACGAGATAAAGGAATTCAAAAGACTGATGAGGACTATGGCAACGACATGGACGAGTTTATGAAAGTTCCTAGAGAAATAAGGAACAAAAGGCAAGGTATTTTGCATACTATACAACCTAAAATAAAAGTCATTATTGACCCATCGGCCGCTTCTTTTATCGCTGTCATGAAGAAAAAAGACTACTGTAAAGTTATTAAAGCAAATAATGACGTTGAAAACGGAATTCGTGAGACGGCTACCGCTATGCAAATGGGTTATATTAAAGTTAACCCTTCAATAAAAGAGTGGAAAGATGAAATGGAAGGGTATGTCTGGGACGATAAAAACAATGATAAGCCTGTTAAAGTTGCAGATCATTATGCGGATAGTATGCGCTATATGGTTCATACCTTACATATTTCAAAACCTACTAAAAAATATCAACAAAATTCAAAGGAACAATGGGAAGGAGAGTTTATAAATGCTGACTTATCAGGACTTAATAGAGGTTGGCAATAATGAAGCTAATCGACAAGACTTTGTATTGAGAGTTATCAATGAACACAAGGCATCACAACTTTATAAAGAAGCGTGTATTGCCGAGGACTACGATAAAGGAAAAAATAGGACAATTAGTGAGTATCAGAAATTGCTATATACGATTACTGGAAATGCGGTTCCTGATAACTATTCTGCAAACTATAAAATGCCTAGTAAATTCTTTCATAGATTTGTTTTACAGGAATCACAGTTCTTGCTTGGTAATGGAATCATTTTTGAAGATGAAAGTATCAAGCATAAATTAGGAAATGACTTTGATAAGCAATTACAAAAGTTAGGAAAGAACGCTTTAATTGGCGGTGTCGCCTTTGGATTCTTTAATTTAGATCACTTGGAATCTTTTAAAGTTACGGAGTTTGCACCTTTATATGATGAAGAAAACGGGGCATTAAGCGCCGGAGTACGTTTCTGGCAGATTGATTCTAGTAAGCCTTTAAGAGCTACTTTATATGAGTTAGACGGATATACCGACTATTTGTGGAAAGATGGAGAATGTTTTGTAGTTGCAGAAAAAAGAGCTTATATCACTAAAGCTAAAAGCACAAAAGCTGATGGAACATATATTTATGATTATGAGAATTATGAAAACTTTCCTATCATTCCATTATGGGGAAATGATAACCATCAAAGCGAATTGACTGGAGGGCGTGAACAGATTGACTGTTATGACCTTATTAAATCAGGGTTTGCGAATGATGTTGATGACGCTTCACAAATCTATTGGGTTTTACAAAATGCGGGTGGAATGGACGATATTGACCTAGCACAGTTCGTGCAAAAAATGCACAAGCTGAAAGCAGTTGTTTTAGATGATGGAGTTCAGGCTGAAAGCCATACGCAAGAAGTTCCTTATAATTCACGTGAAGCCTTATTATCACGATTAGAAAAGGATTTATATAAAGACTTTATGGCGTTAGATCCGGAGCATATAGCTTCTGGAAGTGTTACCGCTACGCAAATCAAAGCCGCATATGAGCCTTTAAATTCTAAGGTGGATGATTGGGAATATTGTGTAAGAGAGTTCGTTGATGAGGTTTTGAAGTTGGCCGGATATGAAGCCGAGGACTATTCTTTTACACGTTCACAGATTGTTAATGCACAGGAAGAAATTCAAAGTGTATTGTCTGCCGCACAGTATTTACATACTGATTATGTAACCCGAAAACTTCTTGTATTGCTTGGAGATGGAGAAAAGGCCGAGGATATGCTTGAACTTTTGAACACTGATGAATTAGACCGTTCAGGACTGATTTCTGATGATTCTAATGCACAGAATCAGGAAGATGAACAAGAAGATGAATCAAGTGAAAATCAAGCATAGGGAGCGTTTAAATGGCTGATTACGTAGATAAGGAAGTCAATAAGAAAATAAAGGCACTTGAACAGGATATAGCCAACGTCTATGAAGAAGCCACAGACGATTTAAAAGCAAAATTAGCTGATTATCTTTCAAGGTTTGAAACTAAGAATAAGATCATGCTTAAAGAGTTGGCTAACGGCGAAATCACTAAAGAGTATTATAAGTATTGGGTAACAGGTCAGGTTTTAATTGGTGAGCGCTGGCAAGAAATGGTAGAGGATATGTCTAACGATTTAACTAACGCTCATAAAATGGCTTTATCCTTTACAGGAGACCATATAAAAGACGTTTATGCTTTAAGCCATAATTATCAGACGTTCCAAATCGAAAAGGATTCTTTAATTGACACGTCTTATACATTATTTAATCGTGACGCAGTGGAAAGACTTATAAAAGACAAGCCTGATTTACTTCCACAGCCAAAAGTAAAAGTTGCAAAAGATAAGGCATGGAATAAGAAGAATTTAAACAGTGCTATTACACAAGGAATCCTTCAAGGTGAAAGTATTCCACAGGTTCAAAAAAGGCTTGAAAATGTTTGTGATATGAGTGCCAGACAGGCAGTAAGAAGCGCAAGGACAGCAATTACTAACGCTCAAAATGCCGGAAGTTATCAAGCCATTATAAGAGCCAATGAACAAGGAATACATGAGGATAAGCAATGGATTGCTACGTTAGACGGAAGGACTAGACAGTCACATAGAGACTTAGACGGGGTAACAATTCCTTATAATCAAAAGTTTGATAATGGTTTAATGTACCCCGGAGATAGTTCTGGTAAGCCTAGCGAAATTTATAATTGTCGTTGTACCTTAACAGGAGTTTTAAAAGACTTTGCAATAGATACAAGCGACCTAAAATTGAGAAATACAAATCATCTAGGTAATTTGACCTATGAACAGTGGAAAGAAGGAAAGAACCCTAAAAAGGTACAAAAGAAGAAAACTTCTAAGAAGGCTAAAAAATGAAAAAGGAAACAATAGACTTTAAAAATGGTTCTTTAGTCGTTTACGATTATTCAGATGAAGTAAAATCAGCAGTTGAACAGAAGATTGAAGCTGTTTTAAATGTTATTGCCCAACAAGCTAGAAACTACGCAAAGGATAAATGTCCGGTCGATACTGGTAACCTTAGAAATAGTATTTCTAGTGCGGTTTCAAGTGATTTGATTGCCTATATTGGAACGGATGTGTTTTATGCCCCTTATGTTGAAATGGGTACAAAAACTAAATCTGGTAAAACTAAAATGAAAGCTAGACCATATTTAAAACCTGCTATTAAAGACCATCAAGATCAATATATAAACATGATGAAAAAATACCTTGGTGAAATTAGTATTTCAGGATCTAGTGAAATGAAATATGGAGACGATAAATAAGACTTATTTATAAATGTCAATAGTAATTTTTAAAAAGTATGTCCGATTTGTGATATACTTTTTTTAATGAAATCAAACAAAGAAAAGTTATCCAAAGAATAGGAGGTTTCATTGATGGCTGAATGGAAGCCTATCAAAGGGTATGAAGAACGATACCTTGTTAGTGATGAAGGTGAAGTATTATCACTCCCTAAAGTTGTAAATAATGGTTGGAGGGTTTCTCATAGAAAAGAGAAATTGTTGAAACCTGGTTTGCGTGGAAACGAATATCTTCTATATAAATTTGTAATTTTGTCTGATGAAGATGGAAATTCAAAAAAGTTTTCTATTCATAGATTGGTTGCAGAAGCATTTTTAGAAAATGAAAATAATTATCAAGAAGTAAACCATATTGATAAAAATACATTGAATAATAATGTTAGTAACCTTGAATGGTGTAATAGAAAATATAATGTAGAATATAGTAAGAATTTACGTGTAGAACAATATACTCTTAGAGGTGAAAAAATAGCTGAATATAAAAGTATTAGTTATGCTTCTCAAATAACCGGAATAGGGAGAAGAAACATAAATAATGCTCTTAGTGGTTGGAGTAATACCGCCGGAGGGTATATTTGGAAATACAAAGATGAATAAAGGAGTGATGGCCTATCGCATTAACGAGAAAGTTTTTAAACGCCATGGGAATTGAGCCGGATAAGATTGATGAGATTATCAATGCTCATTCTGAAACTGTTGAAGGTCTTAAAGAACAAAGAGATCAATACAAAGAAAAAGCAAACAAGTACGATCAAGTACAAAATGAACTTGATGATTTAAAAAACTCTATCGAGAAAGATGGAGACAATCCTTTTGAAGCCAAATACAATGAGCTTAAAGATGAGTTCGATAAGTATAAAGAAGCGCAAGAAGCCAAAGAAGCCACTTCAAAAAAGGAAGGTGCTTACAAAGAGCTTTTAAAAAGTGCGGGTGTATCTGAAAAAAGAATTGATACGATTTTAAAGGTTTCAAATTTAGATGGGTTGGAGCTTGATAAAGACGGTAAGTTTAAAGAAAGCGATAAACTTACAGAGTCCATTAAAGAAGAATGGGCCGACTTTATTGTGAAGGAACAAACACAAGGAGCTAATACGCCAACGCCGCCAAATAATGCGAATAGTCATTCAATAGGTGCTTATAAATCTAAAGCTGAAATTATGGCAATTAGAGACGGAGCAGAAAGAAGAAAGGCTATTGCAGAAAATCCGGAGCTATTCGGATTAAAATTTAAGGAGTAATTTATGGCTGTTACTACAAACACAATCACACGTGAAGATTTAGCACGTGTTAGAGAAACAGACTTTGTTGAACTGTTTTCTGAAAATGTAAAGAAACTGATTGAAGCCTTGGGTGTTACCCGTAAAATTACAAAACAGGCCGGAACTGTTTTGAAGGCTTATAAAGCAAGTGGAACACTTGAAGATGGTACTGTTGCAGAAGGTGAAGTTATTCCGCTGTCTAAGTATCAGGTTAAAG